TAGATGGGTCGTATCTGGCAATCCACCAAGAGGAAAATTTGTTGGTCCCATAATATAAAAAGAAACTACCACTCACAAAATAAAACTCAATCATCAAATCCCTCCTTGTGAGGGGTTTTTTGTTTGACACCACAATAAATAATGTTATACTTTTGCGATGAACAGACCCACTCTCAAACAAATACAAGAAATGGTTGATACAGATCTTGCCATTGACCGCACAGAACTTGAAGCAGAGTCAGCGAGATCACCACAGATTCACAACAAGTACCTTCGTCTTTACACAGAGACAAGAAACATATTACATTCGCTACGTCTTGAAAAGAGTCGAGTCAAAAAACTCAAGTGGCTGTATTACAATGGCAAACTCTCACAAGAAGAACTTGAAGCCAACAATCTAGAACCTTTTCAGCACAAGATTCTCAAGACAGACATGCAGACGTTTCTTGATGCAGACGATGATCTGCAAAAGGTGACTGCAAAGATTTTGATGAACGAAGAGATCGAGAACTATCTTGATAAAGTATTGAGTGAAATCTCAAATCGACGATGGACGATTCGAAATATGATTGAGTGGCTCAAGTTTACAAATGGCGTGAACTGAAAAACATAAATACCATGTGCAGGAGAAACGCATGGAATATCGTCAGTATCAAAATCTCACCGAGACGTATCTCAATGAAGTCAATGAAGATACGAAACAAAATTTAGATGAGGTCGCATTACCAGTGAATCTTGCTCTATTGGCAGCAAGAGCAGCCCAAATGTCACCAAAACTTTCAAAAGTATTAAAAGTTCTGGGTGGGACTGAATTGGCTGCCTACGGCAGTGCGGCCGCAGATGAATTTGAGGGTGAAGGCACGCCGCAAAAACCTGGCGATGATTATGATGGTGATGGTATTCGAAACTCATTAGACAGCGATGATGATAATGATGGTGTTCTTGATGTGGATGACGATAATCAGTATGGTGGGCTTGGTTCACAACAAGTAGGAAAAAGAAAAATAGGCGGTGTTCCTAATCCACTCGATCCCGTGATAAGAGCGTCAGAAAAAATATTCGTAGACTATCCAACTGATGCAATCGAATATCTCGTCAATTTATTTTCAGAAGATTTTGAAAATGAAGAGAAAAAACATTTGAATGAGGTGGCAATACTACCACTATTAATACCACTTGCCGCTAAATTAGGTATCACAGGAACAACTCTCGGTACGGCAGGTATATTGTCGGGATCTATGATGGGTGGTGCTGATAGAATACTCTCAAAATCACAACAAAAGGCTGATAGACAAAAGCAAGACAATATTGACGCTGTAAACGCAAAAGTTTTTAATAGTGGTCAACTGCAAGATGTTGAGACAATCAATTCAGTCTTAGATCTTATCGGTGGAACAGAGGGTATGAATGTGGCCGTGCTTGATTCACCATATGACACACTCGTAGGAATCACAACCGTCGAAGATTTGTATAATTGGTTGACAAATAACGGTATTACCATAACTGGACTCTACGCTTATCTCATGCAAATGTTGGGGGCTGAAGGTGGGCCAAATCTTGTGCAGATGGCAGAGCGAGATGCTATTGGCTTCTTGAGATCTAACCCAGATCTGTTTAACGATTCACCATAATCATCTCAATTTTATCTCATAAATACCATTGGTTTATGAGTGATATTGAAATACAGTCGGTCGATTCTGTTTATGTGAAAGCGTTGTGTGAGCCGAGTATCGCACAAGAGTTATCCGATTATTTTACATTCAAAGTGCCAGGAGCACAGTTTACACCAGCGTATCGAAACAAGATGTGGGATGGCAAGATTCGTCTTTACAACCAACACTCACAAAAAGTTTATGCTGGTTTGTCACCATACATAGAACAGTTTGCCAATGAGAGAGAGTATGAAGTTGGCACAAATTTGCCAATTAATTTGCCAATTGATGACTCTGAGATACAAGACTATATCAATGATCTGAAACTCACAGCAGCCAACAAGGACATCGCTCCTCACGCTCACCAAGTTGATGCTATCACACATGCACTATCACGCAGGAGAACGCTTCTGCTGTCTCCTACAGCGTCAGGAAAGTCTCTTATCATATACGTTTTGATGCGTCGTTGGCTCGACGAGAACCCTGACTCAAAAATGCTTATCATTGTGCCAACAATCTCTCTTGTCTCGCAACTGCACTCTGACTTTGCTGATTATGCCAACAAAACAGATTGGAACGCAGATGATATGGTGCACAAGATCTATGGCGGTCAAGAGAAAACTACCAAAAAACGAGTCGTGATCTCAACTTGGCAAAGTATCTACAAGCAACCAAAGAAATACTTTGATCAGTTCTCTGGTGTGATTGGTGATGAGTGTCACCAGTTCAAGTCGCAGTCTCTTACAAACATCATGACAAAACTTTCTGATTGTGATTTTCGCGTGGGTCTTACAGGCACGCTCGATGGCACAAAAACACACAAGTTGGTCATTGAAGGATTGTTTGGTAGCACAAATCGTGTTGTGTCTACAAAGCAACTCATGGACAAAGATCTACTATCAAAACTCAAAATTGATTGCATTCGTCTAAAGTATCCAGACGAGGTATGCAAAGAATGTAAGAAACTCAAGTATTCAGAAGAGATAGATTATCTGGTCACGAATCAAAAACGAAATGAATTTATTGCAAACCTTTGTGGTCACGCAAAGGGAAACTCACTCGTTCTTTTTAATTATGTTGATAAACAAGGCAAGCCATTGTATGATATGATTACAAAGAAGTATTCAAATCGAAAAGTTTTTTATGTTTCTGGTGAAACAGATGTAACCATTCGTGAAGAGATTCGTAAAATAACCGAAGAAAGTGAGAACGCAATCATTGTGGCATCGTACGGCACATTTAGTACAGGAATAAATATAAGAAGATTGCACAATGTTATCTTCGCTTCACCATCGAAGAGTAGAATTCGAATTCTACAAAGCATTGGTAGGCAACTTAGGAAGTCAGAGCATAAGGAGACAGCCAAGTTATTCGATATTGCAGACGACCTAACATGGAAGAGTCATCAAAACTACACACTCAAACATTTTCTTGAAAGGGTAAGAATTTACAATGAAGAAAAATTTGACTACAAGATGATTACCATAAGACAGTAAGGAGATAAAATGTCAAAGTATAAAATTTTTAGAACACATGACGGTGAGAGTATCATCGGCAAAATTGTAGATTCAAATCGTGTCTCCTTTTTAGTAAACAGACCAATGAGGATTTCAATCAGCACAATTGGTATTTGTGATGACATGGAAAAAGAAATGACTCACACAGCCATGACGGTAACGCTACGAGATTGGATCGAGTTTTCAAAAGACGATGATATTCGCATACCAAAGAAGCATATTGTCACTATGGTAAGTCCAAACAAAGGTATCATCGAAGATTATGAGAATGCAAAAAGAACCATCGACTTTGCACCTCTCAAAGGACAACCACGAAAAGAAGATATCAGTGACGAAGACATGGCAGAGATCATGAGAAAACTTGATGACTCTGAAATGGGTAAACTCTTCGACTACTTTGAACAAACGCGAGAGGAAGTCATCGAAAGTATGGATGAAACCAACGATGTCTTCGATTCAACAAATCATGAAAGAATTATCGACAAGACTCGATATAAAGAGGACGACGCTACCGATTGGAGAAACTGGTCTGACAATCCCGAAGAGTATCTCTAAGTATTATAAAGGGCCCCGGACTTCTTCTTATCAACGAAGGCACCTATATTTAGACAGACGTTAGAAAAAAGCCCATGGATTTCTAGAAAGAATTTGACAAATACTTTTTACACTCTATACTTCTGTAAACAACAAGAGGATATTATGGCAAAGAAGAAAAGTGAACCAGAACACTATGTAAACAATGAAGAATTTCTACAGGCGATCATAGAGCATCGTGAAAAGATTGAGAAAGCAGAAGAGAACGAAGAACCTAAACCTGGTGTAAGTGAATACATCGGTGAGTGTTTTCTTAAGATAGCGACCAAGTTATCGCAGAAACCAAACTTTGCAAACTACACCTTTCGTGATGACATGATATCTGATGGTGTTGAAAACTGTTTATCGTATGTTGGTAACTTTGACCCAAAGAAGTTTACAGATCGTAAACCGAACCCGTTTGCTTACTTCACACAAATAATTTATTACGCCTTTCTTCGTCGTATTGCCAAAGAGAAAAAGCAAATGTATATCAAGTATCGTGCCATACAAGCCGCAGATGCAAGAGGCACTTTTGATGAGTGGGCAAAAGGCAATAATTTTATTGACGCTGAAAGCACAAACGCATATGCTGATTATCTAAAACTTACCTCGACCGATCTGTCTAAGTTTGAAGATGAAAAGGATAAGAAGAAGAAATGAAAGTTGCAATCATCACCGATACGCATTTTGGTGCGAGAGGTGACTCGCCTGTTTTTCTAGAGCATTTTCTAAACTTTTTTGAGAGCGAGTTCTTTCCGTATCTCAAAGAGCATGATATCAAACACGTTATTCATATGGGTGACCTTATGGATCGTCGTAAGTTTGTAAACTTTTTGACACTGAAAAATGTTCGTGATCGCTTTGTGCAAAGAATCATAGATGAGAACATTAGCACACATATCATAATTGGTAACCATGATATCTACTTTCGAAACACCAATGATGTAAACTCTGTTGAGCAACTTTTTGATGGTGATAGCGAGTTTGTAAAGTTCTACGCAGAACCAACGACAATAGAAATTGATGGTAAAAAACTTGATCTATTACCATGGATCAATCGTGGCAATAAAGAGGTAACATTAGACTTTTTGAGAAACACAACTTCGCACGTTTGTTTTGGGCACCTAGAAATCACAGGACACTTGATGTTGCCTGGTGTAAAATGTGAGGGTGGTCTTGATCCAAAGTTCTTCAAGAAATACAAGAAGGTTTATAGTGGTCACTTTCACACCAAAAGTAGTGACAAAAATGTGTCGTATCTTGGCACAGCCTATCAAATCACCTTCAGCGATTGGGGCATTGAAAAAGGTTTTCATATTTTTGACACCGAGACTTACGAGTGTGAATTTATTGAAAACAAAAAAGAAATCTTTCACAAGATAGTCTATGATAATAAACCAACTAAAGATGTAAACTTTGATAAACTCAAAAATTGTTATGTCAAGGTCATCGTGACCAAAAAAGATGAGGTCACAAAGTTTGAAAAATTCTTAGATAAACTCTATGATTCTGGTGTAGAAGATGTTACCATCGTAGAGCAGGATGAATCATATGAACCGAGTGAAGACGAGATTGACATCTCTGTGGACACAATCACACTCATAGAGGATGAAATAGATTCACAAGAGGTAAAATTTAAAGAAGAGATCAAAAAACTAGCGAAAGAGATATACCTAGAAAGCATTGATGAATGATAATATTTGAGAATGTTCGGTGGAAGAACTTTTTATCTACCGGTAACAATTTTACAGAAATCAATCTGAACAAAACTAACAACACATTGATTGTTGGTGATAATGGTGCAGGCAAGAGTACGATACTCGATGCCCTCACTTTTGCTTTGTTTGGTAAACCATTTCGTAGAATTACAAAAACAAAACTGATCAACAGCGTAAACGAGAGAGACAGTATCGTAGAGTTGACGTTCAAGAAAGGTAAGAATGTTTATCTGATTCGACGAGGACAAAAGCCTGCACTGTTTGAAATATATCGAAACGGTGAGTTGATAAATCAAACTGCGAAAGCAAAAGACTATCAAAAATACCTAGAGAAAAATGTTCTTGGTATGAATATGAAGTCTTTTACACAAGTGGTAATTCTTGGTAGTTCTTCGTTTGTGCCATTTATGCAATTGAGTGCCAGTGATCGTCGAGATGTGGTTGAAGATCTTCTTGATATCAAGGTGTTTAGTTCGATGAACGATGTTCTCAAAGGTCGGTCTACAACTTTGCGAAGAGACTTGGATCAAAACACTGTAGACCAAAAGGTATCGAAAGAAAAGATCAGAATTCAAAATGACTATGTTGAAGGCTTAAGAAAGAAAAGTTTGTCGAACATTGAATCACATAGAGATGAAATTGATAAGACAAAAAAAGCGATAGATACGAATAAGAAAAAAATCAAAAGCATAGAAAATGAAATTGCAAAGATAGATGCCGAAAGAAACGATCTACTTTCAGAACTCAAAGACACTGGTAAAATATCCTCAATCAAGAGCAAATTAGATCATAGACTTGAGAGTGAAAATAAGATGAAAAGTTTCTTTGAAAACAACGAAACTTGCCCAACGTGCGATCAAACCATTCACGAAGATTTTCGTGTGGCAAAACTTTCATCCATCAAAGACAAAATAAAAGAACTTGATGAAGCCATAAAAGAACTTGAAGAGAAGCAAGAGGCGGCAAGACAAATACAAAATCAGGCAGATATACACGCCTTAAGTGTGACAAAGTTGAATGTGTCCTTGAATGAAAAAGAGGGACTGATTCGCTCGAACGAACAATACATTCAGAAACTTGAAGACCTTGTTGATGAAATACAAAAACAAACCACAGAGATTGACTCAGAGATTCGAAAGGCTGATACTCTCACCAAAGAACTTGATTCTATCAATGTGGAGCGTGAAGATATTCTCAAGAGAGCCAAGATAATTGGCACGCTTAGTGAGTTGTTGAAAGACTCTGGTATCAAAACTAAAATTATTCGTCATTACCTGCCGACGATGAACAGATTAATCAATAAATACCTGTCCGATATGGATTTCTTTGTCAACTTTACGATTGACGAGAACTTCAATGAGGTAATAAAAAGTCGCTACCGCGATGAATTTAATTATGACAACTTCTCTGAAGGAGAAAAATTTAGAATTGACATCTCACTTCTACTTACATGGCGAGAGATTGCAAAAAGAAAAAATAGTGTAAGCACAAACCTTTTGATTCTTGATGAAGTTTTTGATAGTAGCCTAGACACAGCAGGCACAGACGTATTCATGAAACTTTTGAAGAGTCTTGGCAACAAGTCAAATGTTTTTGTGATCTCACACCGAACAGATACCATCGTAGATAAATTTTCAAGTGTGATTAGATTCGAAAAGAAAAACAATTTTAGTCGAATAGCAAAGGATTGATTATGGAAGCAACAGAACAAAAACCATGGCAAAAAGGCATTGACATCGACATCATCAATGGTATAAAAGAAAATTATACAGAATGGAATGCCTATTCTAGATCACCGTTTAGTGAGATGAATGGACCTGCAATCGCAAAGGCAATTGATGAGGGTAAACTAGAGGAGATCAAACCGTTCGATGAGTCAGAACCAGTTGGTTGGATTGAAACTGCTCTTGCAAAAACATCTACCGCTGTCACCATGTTCTATGATGTTGTGATCGCAAAAAGAATGAAAGGTGATCGTGTGATCACTCGCATTGCCTGCCCGAAAGAGCATGATCATCTTCTAATTGAAAAACTCAATGAGTATAAAGAGCGTTGCTTCTTGCACATTTGGGAAGAAGATACGAGACTCAAGAAGATTGCCGATACTTGTGGATTCAAAAGACTTGGAACAAAGATAAACACATTCTCAGAAATGACTGGTATCTACTTCCGTGAATCAAGTTCGACGCTGTTTGAGACAGAACATCCGTTGATGGATCCAGCAGAGGAGTCAACGCTTCTCAAGTTGAATCTTCCAGACTTTACAGAACTTTGTGATAGTGTCTCGCATAAACTTTTGAGCGAAGGTATCGAATATCAAAACCACTATTCAAAATATAACAAGAGTAAGTCATGGGGTGCCATTTCTCTGCGAGGTTACTCACCTGATCCTAACTTCATTGAGAATCCAAAGTGTATGAATGATAAATGGCACAAAGAGCATGAAGGTGAAAACTTTGTGTTGCAAGATACCGAAGTGCGTGCTTTGTTTCCTGAGGTCGAAGAAATACTAAAACATATTCCTGGTGTGTATCATCGCATTCGTTTCATGCGATTGAAACCAGGTGGTGGTGAGTTGCAACGACACACAGATCAAGTTGAGCCTGATGCTGGCGTTCGTGATGAGAGGCTGATTCGCTTGCATGTGCCTATCAAAACAAATCCAAAGGTCGAGTTCAGTGCTTGGAACTGTGATGGCGAAAAGCGTTCGACAAATATGGTGCAAGGTTCTACTTGGTATCTTGACATTCGAAAACCACATACAGCCATCAATCATGGTGATGACGAAAGAATTCATCTGGTGATTGATGTTGAGTCAAACGAACAACTTCGTGACCTTCTTCGCACTGGTATCGAAGCATGAATCATGCAACAGAAGAAGATGGCAAAAAAATATACGAGGCGTTTCGAGAATACAAAGAAATATTTCCTCACATCAGAAAAGATTACCTAGAGAGAAACATCAAGAAAGGTAATGTGATACTTGAAGATGGTGTGGTAATTGTTTATGGTAAATATCAAAGAAAGCAGCGCCTCGGTACAAGCACTGCACAGAAAGGTGAATACATAATTCATCAGATACTCAATGTTGAACAAGGCAACGGCAAAGCATCTGATGTGTTTCACAAATTTTTTGAACACATAAATTCAAACCTCTGGTTGTGTGTGAGAAATGAAAATACAAGGGCAATATCCTTTTACGAAAAAGTTGGTTTTGAAAAAGATGGTGACATCGCATGGAAGTCTGGTGAACTACCAGGCACAGTTTTTTGTAAAAGAAAGGTTGACCTTTTTGGGTAATGTTTTATAATGGTCGCAAAAGGAGTATGAATGACAAATTTACTTTCGTCTATGGTCAAAGCATCTGGTAATGATTTTGCCACTGTTGTCAATGAGGGCATTGAGTCAGATGTGAGAGGTTTTGTTGATACTGGATCGTATGCTTTCAACGCACTACTTTCAGGATCAATCTATGGTGGTATGCCAGACAACAAGATTCTTGCTATCGCTGGCGAGTCTGCAACTGGTAAAACTTTTTTCACTATCAGTGTGGTAGAGAAGTTTTTGAATGACAACCCTGATGGTGTTGTTTTGTATTTTGATAGCGAGCAAGCCGTCACATCTGAGATGCTTACTTCAAGAGGTGTCGATGCAAAACGAATCGCTGTGTTTCCCGTGTCTACGGTTGAGGACTTTAGACACCAATGTATTCAGATCGTAGACAACTATCGTGAGTTGCCAAAGAGTGAGCAGAAGCCTATGCTTGTTGTTCTTGATTCCTTGGGTATGCTTTCAACGATCAAAGAGATGACAGACACCGCAGAGGGCAAGAATGTTCGTGATATGACTAGGGCCCAAGTGGTCAAGTCTACGTTCAGAACCTTGACGCTCAAACTTGGTGCTGCTGGTATTCCTTTGATCATGACAAATCACACCTACAAGGTTGTTGGTTCTATGTTCCCAACATCTGAAATGGGTGGTGGTACAGGCTTGAAGTATGCTGCATCTACGATTGTGTATCTCTCAAAGAAGAAAGTGAAAGAGGGTACCGATGTGATCGGTAATATCATTCACTGTAAACTTTACAAAGGTCGCTTGACAAAAGAAAACTCAATGGTTGATGTTCTGTTGAATTATGAGACTGGTGTGAATCCATATTATGGTCTGCTCGATATCGCACTCAAGCATGGCATCGTGAAGAAGTCATCAACTCGTTTTGAGTTTCCTGATGGGTCAAAGGCTTTTGAGAAGAGTGTCTACAAAGACCCTGAAAAATATTTTACAGACGATATCATGAAACAACTTGATGAAGCCTGTAAAAAAGAATTCTTGTATGGCTCTTCTGTTGAAGAGGATAACACAGCCACGCTAGAGGTAGTGGACGAGTGAAACATATCGTGACGGGTGGCTCTGGTTTTATTGGATCACATATCGTGGATCGTCTTGTGTCTGACGACCACGATGTTGTGGTCATAGACAATGAATCGGCCGACTGTCACGATCATTTTTATCACAACGACAAGGCAACATATTACACATATGATATTTGTGAATTACAAAAAATACAACCATTGTTCGAAAACGTAGACACTGTTTTTCACTGTGCTGCCGAAGCAAGAATACAACCATCAATCGAGAATCCGTTTCTTACCGTAAATACAAATGTGAATGGTACGCTGAGTGTTTTAGAGGCATCAAAAAGAACTGGTGTTCGAAGATTGATTTACTCCTCTACATCATCTTCCTATGGTCGTGGTGATGTTCCGAACTACGAGACTGCAAAAGAAGATTGCCTAACGCCTTACTCTGTGTCAAAAGTTGCAGGCGAAAAATTGTGTTCTGTGTATGAGGGCTTACATGGTCTTGATTCGGTTGTATTGCGATACTTCAACGTCTATGGTGATCGATCACCTCTCAGAGGTCACTATGCACCTGTCATTGGTAAGTTCTTGCGTCAGAAAAGAAATGGTCAACCACTCACTATAATTGGTGATGGCTTACAGACAAGAGATTTCACACACATATCTGATGTTGTAGATGCGAACATTCTAGCATCCGAGTGTGTTTTTGATAACGCTGAAAAAAAGGTCATAAACATCGGTACAGGTAAACCAAGAACGATTAAAGAAATCGCAGAAATAATATCAGACAACATAACTCACTTAAAAGAAAGACCAGGCGAAGTCAGACATACACATGCGATGAATGCCCGTTCGGACTTCGTGTTAGGTAAATCAGAGTATGTAGATTTATTTGATTGGCTAAAAGAAGAACTGGAGAAGAACAATGAAGGTTGATTTACGAAACACCAGAACTAGATGGATCAACGTTGAGTCTGACAAAACAAAAGCAGAACAAATGGTCGAACTTCTTGATAAACTACAATACAAGAATGCCGAAAGATTTAACGCTATCACCTCTGTCGATGTAAAACAGAAGAATCAATTTTACCTAACACATTGTTGCGGTGAGTCACATTTTCATGCCTTAGAAGAAACAATTTTATCTGATAACGAACCAGTTCTGATTTTAGAAGATGATGTAGAGGTTGAATATAAAAACTACCTAAATGAGTTTGAAATACCAAAAGGTATTGACGCTCTTTACCTTGGCACATCTCACGGCGATGGTAAATACGAAGCACTTCCTATTAATGAGTTCTTGTTTAGAATTCAAAGAGTGTTCGCTTGTCATGCAATATTGTTTTTGAACCCTGCGTATGCAAAGGCTGTAATCGAGGATGGTAGAAACACGATATACAATCTAAATGGTCCGTTTGATGTGACTCTTGCGTACAATGTTCAACCTAGATTCAACGTATGTGCTGTTCAGAAACCATTCTTTTATCAAGCAGACTCAAAGAACACGACTAATCTTTATGAGGGCATAACAAGAGCGCCCCTGAAATCAAAATTCAAAACAATGACTGGTGCCTCATGATCACTTTCAACAACATCGGATACTTTGGGCGACTGGGTAATCAAATGTTTCAGTATGCCGCTCTTGTTGGCATAGCAACCAAAAAAGGTTTTGAGTATGGCATACCACATAAGAATGCTTCAGTCAAAAAGGTTGTAAATCGTGTGACAGGTGAGGAGAAGTTAGATCTTCTTGACTTCTTCAAGAACATCAAGGCTAAAAACGTCACTGAAACAAACGAGAAAACAATATACTATGACCGTGCATGTAAGTATGAACCAGGCTTCTTCGATGTGGTTGAAGATGGTATGGACATATTAGGATACTTTCAAAGTGAAAAATATTTTTCGCACTGTGAAAAAGAAATTCGTGAGCAGTTTGCTTTTGATGAGAAAGAGCATATATTTGCATGGCATCATGTCAACAAAGGTACCTATGATAATCCGATTTGTGTTCATGTTCGCCGGGGTGACTATGGTCAATACAATGGCATACATGATTTTCCTGGTAAAGATTATTATCACGAGGCAATGAAAGAGTTTCCTGATGGTCGTTTTGTTTTTTATTCAGATGATTTAGATTGGTGCCGTGAAGAGTTTCCTGGTCATGATTATGATGATAAAAAGAATCCTTACCAAGCACTACAATCCATGAGTTGTTGTCGTGGTCATATTATCGCAAACAGTAGTTTCAGTTGGTGGGCAGCATGGCTCAGTGGTAAGAATGGTAAAACTGTAGCGCCATCAAAATGGTTTGGGCCTAAGGGTCAGCAAGACTGGCAAGACATATACTGTGAAGGGTGGAAAGTCATATGAAACATCTACACTGTATAAATCAATCGTTCAGTCATGGACTCGGATCGAATGATAAAGTTAAGCCAAACTTTACATGGCTACACAATCAGTTGCCTTCAAACAAAGATGAACCTGTTGTTGTGATTGACTCACTTCTCACTTCTGTCATGAATATGAGCGAGCAATATAAAATGTATTCGTGGCTCTGTGAGTCAAGTGCCATCATAAGTGATACGGTTCAGTTTATCAAAGACAATTTAGAACTTGTGATGTCACATTACAAAAAGATTTTTACATGTGATTATTCGTTGGTATCTTTGCATGACAGAATAGAATTTTGTCCACCTGGTAGCAACATGCCTTGGGTGACTGATGAACCAAAAGACAAAACTAATTTGGTGTCAATTATATCATCAGGTAAGAACACAACAGACGGACATAAACTTAGAAACAAGTGTGTAGAATATTGCCTAAATAATCCAGGCTTTGATGTTTATGGTAGGGCTTTCAACCCGATTGAGAGAAAAGACGAGGCTTTGTTGCCATACATGTTTTCTATAGTCTATGAGAATTGTTGTTGTGACAAATACTACACCGAAAAAATTACTGATTGTTTTGCCAGTAAAACGATACCAATCTATTGGGGCACCAATCTTATCAAAGAGGACTTCAATGAAGATGGTATAATTTTTGTTGATAATTTACCAAAAACCATCTTGTCAGCAGAGTTATATCATAGTAAGATAGACTCAGTGAACGAGAACTACGACAGAGTAAAAAAACTAGAGGCGGCCGATGATCTAGTGTATGAAAAAATTATGGGAGAGAAACCGTGAAGTATGATAATGTGATTTTCTTTAACTACTTTCACCTAGGTGATATACACATATCAAGAAACTACATCAAAGAAATGATGGGTCGCATTCAGGCTGATACTTTTTTCGAGACGAATCAGTATGGTGATCATGTAATCAAAGACATTGATAATCTACACTACTTACGATGGCATTCTTTCTTGAATTTTTGTAGTATACCATATGATATGCCATTTGCGGTGACCATGAATGGTGATAAAAAAACACTGTTCATTAATACATGGGTGGCACAAAATCAACCACTAAACAAGATACCAAAAGAAGAGGGCACATGTACCTTTCCGAGAAATACAGAAAACTATAATATCATTTTGCGTGAACTTGAATTGCCTGAAATACCAAAAGATAGCGTAGACATTTTTCCTAGCATAGATTACGAAAGGTATGAGATTGATGGTGTGAACAGTTTTCTTAGTAAGAATGGTGGGCCTTTTGTCTTAGTTTTCAACAACGAAAGTAAGTCTGGTCAAAGTGTGGACTTTGATTTTGATCCAATCGTTGAAAAATTGTGTGATGAATATAAAAACCATAAGTTTATTTTCAGCAACGGTTCTGATTTCAAACACGAAAGAGTTTACAATGCCTCTGACATCATAGGTAAAAATGAATTCGATCTCAATGAACTTTCATACCTAAGCACATTCTGTGATGTCATGGTTGGTAGAAACTCTGGGCCACAAGCGTTCTGTTATGTGATAGAAAATTTCTTATGCCCAAACAAAAAAAATATGGTAATATCAGACTTTGAAAAAGACGCTGACTATCAGGCGCATACCTATAAAGAGTGTCAGATGAAAACACGCTGGATGCGTTATGGTGACAAGGACGTTTTTGAATTTATGAAGGAGTTTATGGATGAAAATTGAAGTATCTGCTGGTGAGTGTTTCGACAAGATTTCTATTCTTGAAATCAAGTCAGAGAAACTACAAGAGGAAAAGAAACAACATGCCATCAAAGAGAGAGATCACCTGAAAGAATCTGTTGGTGAACATGCACATATCTTTGAGCATTCTGTCTATGAGGATCTTTGTGAGGTAAATAACACCTTGTGGGTCATTGAAGATGAGATTCGTGAGAAAGAAAAACTTCAAGAGTTTGATGATGAGTTTATTCAACTTGCAAGAAAAGTTTACATCACAAATGACCGAAGATTCAATCTAAAAAATAAAATCAATGAAATGACAAACTCAGAGTTCAAAGAGCAAAAAAGTCACGATGATTGTGACTGAAAGAGAGAAGTGAATTGAAAGAATTTTTAAGTTATGGTTTGGGTGAGATAAAACATGATTACATACATGGTGCCTCTTTCCGTGACCTTTCCCACATTGATATTGACAACAGGCTACCACTTGGTTTTCAAACCAAAGGCGAGCATGATGAGTTGCCTTATCTTGCTGATGGTAAGAGAAAGGCGATCATATGCACAAGATTAGACTGGGAAACAAATCTTGGTAATCTGAATGACACCTTCAGGTTCATAATGAATCACCAAGACAAGACAAAGTTCGTACTCATAACTTATGGTTCTTACATCTCACCACCAGAAGAGTATGTAAACAATATGCCAAGAAATATTCAAAAGTGGTATGCTGTAAATTCAAACTATGAACATCCTAAGATTACAGGAATACCATTAGGTATTGGTAAACCAATTTGGGATAATGGTCAAATAGATTCTTTAGCAGAGAGTTGCACGACAAACAAAAAGAATCTGCTCTACATCAATCACAATACCAAGACTGATCAAAGAACAGAACGTGCTGGTGTGAGAAAATCTATCTACGATAGGTTTGCAAACGAAAATGGTGACTGGTTTAAATTAGATGATATCTCTGGTGAATGTTCTTTCTATGGTTATGAGTCTGGTAAAAACATACTAGAAGAATATGATCTCTCCGATACAGACCCAAACACGAAGTTGAACATCGCACAAGGTATTTCAGAGAGAGGTCATCGCAGGTTTAGAGCAGGTGATAAAGAGGTTCAACAAAATACAAAAGACTACCACAAAACTTTGTCAGAGTATAAGTTTACTTTAGCACCATCTGGTATGGGATACGACACGATGAGAATGTGGGAAGCGTTGTACCTAAAAACGATACCAATCGTCACTGATTGTGTTGCACTTAGGCACTTTCAAGATTTGCCTGTGCTATTCTCAAAAGACTTTACAGAAATCAACGAGAACTACTTGAACGAAAAATATGAGGAGTTGAAAAACAAAGAATGGGATCACGAAAAGTTGTTTATGCCATATTGGAAAAACAGAATACTCTCTGACTTTGAAAACATAAAATGACTTACCAACTAGAAAAGAAAACGGCGCTGTGCTTTGCCTGCACAGGCAGATCAATCGAACATACGTTTGATAATATCAAAAAGAATCTTATTGACCGCATTGATAATCATGATATAATTTTGTATCTCACAAAGGGAAAGTTCTCTGACATAGCCTTGAAAAAGTTTGAAAGAGAAAATGTTGTAAATTGCAGAGTGGTCGATGAAGTGCCATTTGATCTAGCACCATACACATTCAGACCCTCTTGGCCTCCTGCTTTCGTTGGTAATCTAGAGCCAGGCAGACAAGTGTATTTACAGATGATCAAGTCGAGATCTATCTTGAATGATATGATAGATGAAACTGGTAATGATTATGACAGAGTAATTTTTTCAAGACTTGATGTTCTATACGATGAGCCTTTTAAGAAAGAGTTTGATGATTTTGATTTAGACTTCATAAACATTCCAGATTTTCACAATTGGGGTGGGTACAATGATAGATTTGCCATAAGTAATAGAAACAATATGAGAAAGTATTTTTCTCTCTTTGATCGAATCGATGAGTATTCAAGAGAAGGTGTGGTTCTACACGCCGAAACAAATCTGAAACTTCATCTTGACCGACAAGGTGCTAGAATCAAACATTTTCCTATTCGTTTTATTCGTGTTCGAGGCGGCGGCAAACTACATGAGTCTGTCGAAGAACTAAACAATGAGTGGAGTGGTATTGCATGAGATATTTGATTCTTGGTTCTGAGGGGCAAATTGGTGGTCACCTTCAGGACTATCTCAGAAGTAAGGGACATTCGGTCACCGAGTTTGACATAGAGATTACGAGTGATCACGATCTTCGTAAACAAAACAACAAAGAACTTTATCATGCATTGAAGTATGCAGACTTTGTTTTCTTTTTGGCTTTTGATGTTGGTGGTTCAAGATATTTGAAAAAGTATCAAGAGACCTTTGAGTTTTATAGAAACAATATGATGATCATGTCGAATACGTTTGAGCAGTTGAGAAACAAAAAGGTGCCTTTCATATTCACATCTACGCAAATGAGCAAGATGGATTTCTCTGCCTATGGTAGACTCAAAAGACTTGGTGAACAATGCACAAAACATTTGGGTGGTGTCATCGTGAGTCTGTGGAATGTTTATGGTTTTGAAAAAGATCCTAACAGCGAAAAGAACCATGTTCTCTCTGATTTTGTTCGTATGGCAAAAGAGGGTGAGATAAAAATGTTGACTGATGGCGAAGAGTCAAGAGATCTCTTACACGCCGATGATTGTTGTGAGGCACTATACACTTTATCACAAAACTATGACACGATAGACAGAGATAAGAACCTTCATGTCTATTATGGTAAATGGACAAAGATCATAGACCTAGCAAACATGATTGCAAAATATGTTCCTTGCAAAGTCACACCATCAAAAGATATTGATAGTGTTCAGAACTCTATGCAGGTAGAGACAGATGACTACATCAAAAAGTATTGGCAACCAAAAATTGATCTAGAGGCAGGTATCAAAAATATTTGTGAGAAAACATACGCCGATGCGTGAACTTGATAAGTTTCTAAATGGAAAAAGAGTTGCTCTTGTAGGACCATCACCACACCTATTGAATACAAACTCTGGCACCCTCATAGATCAGTATGATGTCGTTGCCCGTGTCAATTATTTTCAAACACCTAATGATGTAAAGAAAGACTACGGTTCAAGAACAGATTTAATGTTTCATAATTTTGCCACACCATGGATTCCTGCCCTAGGTGAATTGATTGATAAACACAGTGACGACTATGACAACGTGAAATTTTTAGCGTGCCCTGTCATCAAGGGTGGTCACGGTGATAACATAACAACATGGTCACCAGATCATGTGAGTGTTGTGGTAAAAAATGCAGAGAGTATTAATAAAAACAATGTGCCTTTCGAGTGGATTGGTGTGTCTGATTATATGAAAATATACAATCATTTGGGTTGCGAGCCATACTCTGGTTCTATGGCGATATCAATGTTATTGTCTGCACCGATTGAAAAACTTTTTATCACTGGTTACACATTCTACCGAGGTGCAAAAACACCATCTGACATTTACTTTGATGGTTATAAAACAGAGGGTCACAAAAATAGAATGCCTGGTCATGCGGGTGACGCAGAAAAAAAATCGTTTGAATACTTTTTAGAACTTTACAAAAGCAATTCTGATCGTATAATTGTAGATGAAAAATTATCCGAGATAATAGAAAGTGAATCATGAATATACCAAAAGGGTTGATAGTTTCTTGTCAAATAGAACCTGGTAGTAGTTTCGCATGGCAAGATGTTTACAAGTTTGCAAACGAGGCGATACGAGGTGGTTGTGTGGCGTTAAGAATCAGGGGTTGTGCCTCTGTCTATGAGGTAAGAAAACGAGTAGATCATCCTATTATTGGCCTGACTAAAGGTGAGCATGAAGATGGCACCGTTTGTATTACACCATCTTTTGTTGATGCGATGAGTCTTGTAGAGTCTGGTGCAGATTACGTCGCCGTTGATGCGACTGGTCGATCTGGTTACGGGCATATCAAAAGAATGCATGAAGAAGGTGTAAAGTTGATCGGTGACGTTTCAAATTTTGATCAGGCACAGTCTGCCATTGAAAGTGGCTGTGAGTGTCTTACAACGACACTAAGTGGTTACACAAAAGACTGTGAATACAGTGAAGAACCTGATTATAAATTATTAGAGGAATTAGTTTCTACGAACATCCCTATTTTAGCAGAGGGTAGATATTGGGAAAGATCACAAGTCAAGAAAGCATTTGATCTTGGAGCCCATGCCGTAGTTGTTGGTTCAGCGATAACAAGACCACATTTGATAACAGAGAGGCTGTGTGTATTATGAAAGCAAACGTGATTGCTGAAATTGGTATCAATCATCAAGGTGACTTAAATCTCATGAAAGAGATGATGTTGATCGCAAAACGTTGTGGTGCTGATTATGCGAAAGGGCAGAAACGTGAACCAAAACTATGCCTGACAAAAGAGCAGTATGAAAAGCCATATGATAGCCCGAATAGTTTTGGTAAAACTTACGGTGAGCATAAAGAAGCCCTAGAGTTTTCAAAAGATCAATGGAAAGAGTTGTTTGACTATGCACAAGAGATTGACATAAAATTATTTGCGAGCGTATTTGATGAGGCTAGTGCCGAATTGATGTTTGATCTTGGGGCTGACCTATTTAAAATAGGCTCGGCTGAGGTAAACAAACATGAGTTGTTAAAGGTTATTCGATCATTCAACAAACCTATCATCCTCTCTACTGGTATGTCAACCATTGAAGAGATAGATGCCGCAGTTGATTGTTTGACTGGCTCTGAGTTGACGATCATGCACTGTACCTCTGCGTACCCATGTAAAGAAGAAGATGTCAATCTAAACGTGCTGAAAACTCTCAAGAATAGGTACTATCACAAAAGAACAAATATCGGTCTGAGTGGTCATTACATTCAAGGTAGTGGTGCAATTGAGTGTGCCGCGATGGGTCTTGGTGCAACTTGGTTTGAAAGGCACTTCACTCTTGACAGAACAATGAAAGGATCAGATCAATCATCTTCTCTTGAACCTACAGGGCTAGAGAGAGTTATCAAATCTATCCGAAGCGTTGAGAAGGCGATGGGTAAAGCAGAAAAGACCATTTTAGATTGTGAGATTCCTGCTCGAAATAAATTCAAAGGAGACTTATGACCGCGTTAAATATTGGAGCAAACTCTTTTCGTGAAGATGGGTGGTTAAATTTAGATCACCCATCAACTCGCTATTCTGGTGAGCAGGCAAAAATAGATGTGCCTCATGATTTGATGAGTGGTGAGGCAATCGCATTAGGTGATAATACTCTTACGGCCGCTTATACATCACATACCATTGAGCATATTTCTGATCAGTATGTAGAGCAAACATTCAAAGAGGTTTACAGAATGTTAGAACCTGATGGTGTTTTTCGCGTGACATGTCCTGATAGTGATAGACTCTACAAAGCATATGTGAATGGCGACAAAGAGTATCTTACAAGTTGGGTGTTTCCACACCCTGATGGTAGACAACAATTCTTTCGTTCATTTGGTTTGGGTGAACAATTAGTTTTTATTGTGGCAAGTAATATGTCACCATACTCAAAAAGAAATCCTGATCTGGCACGTATCACTGAAGGTATCGAGGTCTTTCAAGAACCTGAGATTGAGAATATTCTTAAAACAAAGAGCAAAGAAGACGCTCTGACTTTTTTCACCGATGCATGTCAAGAAAGAGCCTTACATTTACAGAAACAAATTCCTGGTAATCATGTTAGTTGGTGGAACTTCGAGAAGATAAAAAACATCATGGAAAAAGTTGGTTTCAAAGACGCACATAAAAAGAAATATAACGAATCTGATTATGAAATTTTTAAGAATTTTGATGAGAAAAATAAAGACAGTGTTGCACAAAAACATTATAGTGTTTTTGTAGAGGCAAAAAAGTGAAAGTGATCATACCCGCGAGGGGCGGTTCAAAAAGAATACCAAACAAGAACATCAAAGAACTAAATGGAAAGCCACTCATATCTTATGCGATAGAGACTTCCCTTTCAGTCGCCGATGATGTTTTTGTCAGCACAGACTCAGTTGAAATCGCTGATGTCGCAGAGAGATATGGCGCCTTTGTTGTAAAAAGACCAGGTCATCTGGCGACCGACATATCGAGAACAGAGGATTCGATTGAGCATTTCTTAGATATTGTTGATGGTGTGAATGAGTTTGCTTGTGTTCAGGCGACAACACCTATGTTGACAGGTGAAGACTTGAAAAGTGGTTTTGATACTTTGAGAGAACATGACTATGACAGTGTGATTTCTGTGGTTGAAAGGGCTGAGTATCTGTGGGATCACACCAACAAACCAATAAACTTTACGCGATATGGCCGACCAAGAACACAAAAACTTTCTAAAACATTTTCAGAAAATGGTGCTTTCTACGTCACAACAAAAAAGTCATTTGAGAAAAATAAATGTTTGTATGATGGGTTAGTTGGCTTTGTGGTGATGAGTGAACTTTCATCTTTAGAAATAGATACCGAAGAAGATTGGAATCTGGTGAGCAAATGTATGAGTTGATAAATGTGAGTGATGTTCAATGTCCACACCTGGTGAACATACAAGGTGACTCTTTCTATATCGTTCAAGATGAAAATTCATACCAACTTCTATCAACGACATGCCCACACCAAGGTGCTAAGGTTGATCTATGTGATGACTCTTTTGTTTGTCCTGTTCATCAGTGGAAGTTTGACTTGAGCGGTGAGTGCATGAACATAAAGAACCAAACACTATTCAAAACAGAACTGGTCAATAAAGATAATAAATTATTCGTCGATCTAAAAAAGTTAAACACCACAATCGAGAGAAGATTCAAGTCTGAAAAATCATCAGACATTGACATAGACTTCAAGGTTCATGCTCATGCTTGCCTAGAGATTGTGCATGAAGGATTCTCAATACTTACAGATCCATGGTTAGACGGGCCAGCATTTTATGGTTCGTGGGCCCATCACCCAAAACCAAAAGTAAAGGTGAGCCAGTTAGATCCAGATGTAATATGGATCTCTCATGAACACTCAGATCACTTTCACAAAAATACTTTGATACAATTTCCAAGAGAAACTAGGATATACTTTCCTAACTTTGCAAACAAGAGAATTGAAAACGAACTTGTGAAGTTAGGCTTTACTAATCTCACACCAGTTTCTTTTGGTAAAAGTTATGACATCAATGATAAAATAAAAATCACTTGCTATGAACCCGAGAGTGTTTGGAATGATAGCATCGTTCACATCGACGTTGATGGTTTCAACATACTGAACATTAATGATGCTGGTGTAAATCATAAGATAAAAAAATATCTACCTCCCATAGACCTTTTGTGTTCGTCATTCTCACCAGGTGCGTCTGGTTATCCTTTGTGTTGGGACATGACTGATGATGAACAAGACAAATACTATGAGAGAGTGAAACATGGCACGATAGAGATGCTAAGACAAGCCATGAAAATGTATCAGGCAAAGTTTCTTTTGCCATTTGCCTCTCACTTTAGACTACAACATCCACGACATGAAGATTATGACCTGAGAGTTGGTAAAAATACTATCATGGATGTGAAACAAAAACTTGTTGAACATCAGGTTATCGACATACTACCAGGCGAGTCATGGAATAGTATGAGCGGTAACTTCTTTCGCGTGTACGGTGAACAAACTAAACAAAAAATGTATAATGGTCGTAGACACTTTTTCAATCTTGATGAGTTTGCAAAATTTTATCCTGAGCCTTGTGCGGTCGATGTTGGTGAATTGCAGAAATACTTGTTGAATCTAAACAACACGCCAGAGATAGTTCATTGTGAAAATATACAAGTGAGACTGAACGGCTGTTTCTTTTACGTTGAAAATGGTGAGTTATTCATAGGTAAAAAAACAAAACCAAACTTAGAGATAGACGTACCAATTGAGATACTACAACAGATTATCACTAATGATGTTTCTTGGGATGAGGCACACATCGGGTATTGGTGTAAGATGAAGCGAACTGGTGAATACAATCAAAACTTTTGGAGATTGCTGCAATCCCCATACTACTTGAAACGCGGTAAAAAAACAGATTGCAAAATTTCAAATATGAATGTGAGTTATCTACTCAAAAAATATCCTGAGACAGATGCCATATTGAGAAGGTATGGTTTGTATTGTTCTTCGTGTTCTTCCTCGTTCAAGGAAAATGTTTTGCAGGCGATTGAGTATCATGGGTTGTCAGAGCAGGACTCTAAAAAGTTATTCAGAGAACTAAATTTCGTTCTAAATACTAATGAGGTTTTGTTATGAGATATTGTTTTGATTTAGATGGCACGCTCTGCACCATCAGTGAAAATCTAGATTACGAGAGTGCTGAACCAATACACAGTCGAATAAAGCAAGTAAACAAACTGTACGATGAGGGAAACTATATCATCATTGATACAGCAAGAGGAACTTTGACCAGAAAAAACTGGTACGAAGTGACAAAAGATCAACTTGCAAAATGGAATGTGAAGTATCACCAACTCAAAACTGGCACAAAAGCGGCCGCCGACGTTTACATTGATGATAAAGCACATAACGCGGCCGATTATTTTAATAATGAGGACAAAAATGGGTAAGGTTGCACTACTTTTTACGACTAGAAATTGCTATCAACTTTTTGATGGTATATTTTTTGCGAAAACAACACAAGATTTTTCTGACTATCACATCTTCAACATAGATCTAAACTCCACTGAAGAGCAAAAGAAACTAGCAGAAGATGTATTTGAGAGACACGGCATGGAAAACATACCAGTAGATGGTAATGATCCAAACATATACTCGGTCGAAAAGAATATTGAGTTGTGTATCAAGCACATAGAGGATAATAATCTAGACATCGAGTGGATTATTTGGTGTTCACATGATGGTGTTCTTGAGGGTGATTATTTTCTACAAAGATTTGAAAGTCAGATAGAAAGAAATCCTGAATTCAAAACAAAAGTTGGTGTGATCGGTTTCACTGACATTGGAAATGTAGAGGTTGGTAAACCTTGTTATGGTCGTGGTGAACTTCCGCCTGACTTGACAGAGATTGGCTCTGGGTGGTATCAAAACTTACCATCAGAGTATCAAGAGCAAGACTATTTTTTAGTGCAGCACGCACACGATAATGTCGTTGCCGTGAATATTGATCTATGGAAAAAACATATCGAACCAGATTATGATTTTGTTTTGTTTACCGTCTGGGATGATATCTGTCAACAGTTTGGATTAAAAAATATTGCAAGCGTCACCATACCATCTCTTGTCGTTTTAGATTGTTATAGAGAAAAGGTAAATTTTGGGTTGCAAAGATCCTTGAATGCAACTACCATGACCCATGTGGATTCTTATCAAACAAAATCTTGGATTGATGCATGGGAAAAGAAGTATGGTTACTTGAGAACTGGTAGTGGTGGAGGGAGACCTGTTAAATTACCGAAGATGTACGAGGGAACGATACTCGAAAAAATACATTCGTGGGCTATTGCAGACGGGCCGAAAAAACTAGGAGACTTATCGTGATTGAAAATATTTACTCAAAGGTAGAGCCAGACAAACTTCTTCATACGATTTATCGTTGTGATAAGTTTGAAAATCGGGTTGATATCACATCAGAGGACAAGTATTTGCAGGGTGCTGTCATTGGTATGAATAAAGGTAAAAAATATCGATCACACAAGCACATTACCTGCGAGAGAAATACTGACATTACACAAGAGGCTTGGTTAGTCTTTCGTGGATCAGTAAATGTAAAATACTACGATGTGAACAGTGAACTTTTGAAAGAGGATACAATTCATGAGGGTGATTGCTCGATCACATTCGGTGGCGGTCATGGATTTGAAGGGGGATCTGACGATACAATCGTATACGAATTTAAAATGGGACCGTACTTTGGTAGAGAAGCCGACAAAGTTTTTATTGATGAGGAAGAATAAATGAAACCTAAAATTACCCTTGTGACTTGTCATCACTTTAGACCTGATTTGTTGCGAAGAGCGATACAATCTGTTCAAAAACAAACCCTCAAAGATTATGAACACATCATAGTCTCCGATCACTGCCCATTTACTGAGCATGTGTATAAAGATTTTGCTGATGATGACCGAATCAAGTTTTTTGAAGTTGAAGAGCCTCATGAAGAGAACTATGGTGCCTTAGCATTTAGGCTGGCAATTGAAAAAGCCGAATCTGATTACATTTGTTACCTGCTTGATGATGATGTATTATATGAAAATCACTTAGAGGTTCATTACAACTACATGAACAAAACAAATGGTGTTGGTCAAAGTTATCATGACTTTGCCAGATTCTCACCACCAAATGATACGGCACATTCCATCGCTACAAAATCGTTTCAAGATTTAGTAGAGATGTCAAAATCAAACAAAGACATTTCTGAGAGATCAATCGACGTATCATGTTTGTCACACACAAAAGACGCTGGCATTTCTGTTGGGTGGAAAACGCAGACAGAACTAGGTATTGGTGGTACACCAGAAGATAACTGGTTCATGGCTGAGATTGGTGTTGATCGTGATAATCGAATCAATGAGACTACCTGCATCAAGTGTGGTTGGGGTGGTTACTGGAGAGATCAAGCGTCAACACGGGGACTAGATTCAGATTATAAGAACATACTCTTAAACAAACTTGTAAAGGACGAAAGCACAACATCAGGTTATCGATTGAACGCTGATAGTCCGTACGCTTATCCTGATTTGATCAATACACTTTATGGAGAATGATATGAAAGTTTTACTCTTTGGTGGTACAGGAATACTTGGCAAGCAAATCACAAAAAAGTTAGAGATGGGTGAACATGATTTTCTTTCTCTCGGTAGTGCTAACTGCTCGATAGATGACTCATTTGACGTTTATGATACCATCATAGAGTATGATCCAGATATTGTGATACACTGTGCTGGTTTTGTCAATACAGCCGAGGCAGAAAAATATCCAGATCGATGTATTGAGGTAAATGTAAATGGCACTTCGAACATTGTGGGTGTTTGTAGAACGCTAGACAAAAGACTCGTCTACATATCAAGTGAATATGTGTTTGATGGATCTGAAGATGAGTATACAACCGAGAGTGGATTGAAACCAATAGGTGTTTATGGTTTGACAAAGGCTTGTGGTGAACTAATTGTCAAGACGCTTGAGAATCACATGATCATCAGAGCGCCTTTTTGGAGAGACGAAACATTCAATGTGCCTAAGGCATTCAAGGATCAATACACATGCCGACAATACGTTCATGAGGTTGTAGATGACATTTTGAGTGCTAGTTTTTCAAAAGAGGTTGGTGTCAAACACATAGTTGGTAAGTATCAAAGCCTCTATGATCTAGCCATCGAGACTAAACCTGAAATCGAAGGCATTGACATGCCAGAAAAATTTAGAGGCATACTGCCGATGAAAATAAAACTAATTTGAAAGTGAGTTTGTAATGAGTCAGCCTAATAAATTTCCTAGAGAGCATCATGATGATGTAATCGTCTTTGAACTTCCTATCTTTAGTGATGATAGAGGAAGTTTTAGACTTTTGTATGGTGAAACACCGAACGATATGAACACAAATTTTGTGCAAGATAATTTTTCTGTGTCAAAGAAAAATGTGATTCGCGGTCTGCATCTGCAAACGAATAACCCACAAGGCAAACTAGCCAGTTGTGTTCGTGGTTTACTGACCGATGTGTCTGTTGATCTTAGAAAAGACTCGCCTACTTATGGTAAAGTTTATCAGTTTGACCTTACTGAAAACCGACATGTTTTTACGCCACCTGGTTTCGCTCATGCGGTAATCGCTAGAGAGGATGATAGTTGCCTTTTCTATAAGTGTACGTCAGAGTATGATCCAAATTGTCAACTGATTTTGAATCCTTTCTGTGAAGATTTGAACATTGACTGGGGTGTTGATCGTAAAGACTGTATCGTGTCAGAAAAAGACTTGAACGGTTTGTCATTCTCTGAATATGATGCAAGATGAACCAAACAAAAACTAGAAGTTTCATAAAATCTGTGCTATGGCGTTTTTTTGCCACGTTAAATAGTTTTGTAATACTATCACTTGCGATTACAGGTAGCAATTTATTGAACGCCGTCTATATGAACATAAGTGGTTTGATAGTGTATTACGTTTATGAAAGAGTTTGGAATAAAATAAAGTATGGAGTTATAGAATGAAAAATATACTGATCGTTGGTGGTGCAGGTTACGTTGGTACTAAATTGTGCGACACCTTGATAACAAGAGGTTACAATGTGAAGGTTATTGACCTTCTATGGTTTGGTAATAATACAAACGAAAAATGCGATGTCATCAAGAAGGACGTTTTTTCTTTGACAGTTGATGACATGCAAGGTATCGACACGATAGTTTTTGTAGCAGGCTTGTCAAACGATCCTATGGCAGAGTATTCGCCAGCAGAGAACTTTGTTTCTAACTCAGCGGCACCAGCGTATCTCGCATACATCGCAAAGCAAAGTGGTGTGAGAAAGATGATCTATGCGAGTAGTTGCTCGGTATATGGTTATGCCGTCAACGAGTTTTATGATGAGACAGGACCCACGGTCGCTCAGTACCCATATGGTTTGTCAAAGTTGCAAGGTGAAAGATCTGTCATCGAGATGAGTGATGAAAACTTCTCTGTGATAGCATTTAGAAAAGGCACGGTATCTGGTTACAGTCCAAGAATGAGACTAGATCTTGTCGTGAATACCATGTTCAAGTGTGCGATGCAAGATGGTGTCATTACGGTAAACAATCCATCGATATGGAGACCTATCTTAGATATCAACGATTGTGTCAAGGCTTATGTCAGAGCCATAGAGTCAGACGATAAAACCTCTGGTGTTTTCAATCTAGCATCAAACAACTATACTGTTGGTGAAATTGCTGACATGACAGCAAAAAGAATTGAAGAGAACACAAATAAAAAAATAAAACTGAACATCAAAAATAATCCTGACATAAGAAATTACAAGGTAAACTTTGATAAGATACAAACAGTTTTTGGTTACAGACCAACTGGTAGTATTGAAACAATCGTTGATGATTTACAAAATAATCTTGACAAGTTTGAAGACTTTGATAATAATAACTACTACAATATAAAGGTATTCAAAGAACAAAAATGAGTTTTGATGCAGTATTAGAATTAGAAAAAAGAATCGCAGAGTTTTATGGTGCGCCTCACGCTGTGGCAGTAGATTGCTGCACACATGGTGTTGAGTTGTGTTTGCGAATGTTGAATTGTAATGATATAACAATACCAACTAGAACTTACGTTTCGATTCCTATGCTTGCAGAAAAACTAAACTTGCGATGGACATGGAAAGATGAAAACTGGCAAGACTATTACGAGATTGGTAACACCAATATCATCGATGCTGCTGTGTTGTGGAAAGAAAACAGTTATGTTGCAGGTAAGTTTATGTGCCTGAGTTTTCAGTTTCAGAAACATTTAAATTTGGGTAGAGGTGGTATGATACTAACCGATTGCCCTGAGTCGGCTGAGAGATTGAAAAAAATGTCGCATGATGGTAGATTACCAGACATACCTTGGAGAGAACAAAATATAAATTGTTTGGGATATCATTACTATATGACACCCGAGACCGCTGAACTAGGTCTAAATAAAATCGACAAGGCAATACAGACGAAGCCCCGTCAATGGGTTATTACTGACTGGCCTGACTTGAGAAACATGAGCATTTTTAATAATATGGAGACTATAAAATGAGTAAAGTGGCATTGGTTACAGGTATCGCAGGACAAGATGGTAGTTACCTAAGTGAACATCTGATTGAGCAAGGTTATGAGGTTCACGGTGTTATTCGAAGGCAGTCTACCGCTGAACATCAAGAGTCTAGAATTGATCACCTATTCGAAACGGGAAAGATCAATACACACTACGCTGATCTTCTAGATGTACCGTCGCTCACAAGTATTGTCACCGATGTAAAACCAACACACATTTTCAACTTGGCTGCGATGAGTCACGTTAGAATTAGTTTTGAAGTTCCTGCCTTCACGATTCAGACAAATGGTCTTGGTGTTCTCAACATGCTAGAGATTTATCGTCAGTATGCACCAGATGCAAAATTTTATCAAGCGTCATCATCAGAGATGTTTGGTAACTCTGTTGATGATGATGGCTTTCAGCGTGAATCAACCAGCATGAACCCAGTAAGCCCATACGGTTGCTCAAAGGTTCTCGGTTACAATCTGGTTAGACACTATCGCAACGCTTATAAACTGCACGCATGTAATGGTATTTTGTTTAATCACGAATCACCACGAAGAGGCTCTAACTTCGTGACAAACAAAGTGGCAAAGACTGCCGCACAAATCAAACTTGGTCTCGCTGACAAACTAGAACTTGGTAACATGGACTCATATCGTGATTGGGGTCACTCTAAAGATTACACAAGAGCCATGATCAAGATTATCAATCACGACACACCAGATGACTTCGTTGTTTCGACAGGCGAGACATACTCGGTTCGTGATTTGTGTAAGGTTGTTTTTGAACACTTAGATTTGAACTACGAAGATTACGTTGTTCAGAATCCAAAGTATATGCGACCAGAAGAGTTGAAGTATCTTCGTGGCGACTGCACAAAAACAAAAGAAGTTTTGGGTTGGGAACCAGAATACACTTTTGAGTCTATGATGCAAGAGATGGTTGATCATTGGCTAGAGAAATTGAAGTAAAGATAAATTTTTCACTTGATGTTTTTCTACGCGGGTGTAGAATGTCTGCATGAGTGTTGAACAAATTATTCTTTCTAATCTAGTCTTGAATGACGAGTATTGCCGCAAGACTCTGCCATTTCTCAAAGACGAATATTTTCTCGATGAGTCAGAGCGTGTGGTTTTCAAGACCATCAAAAACTTTGTTGAAGAATTCAATGCCTTGCCAACGCAAGACGCATTGAAGATTGCTCTTGACAAGGACAAAAATCTAAATGAGTCGGTGCATCAGACTTGTGTTCGTATCATCAACAACTTTGGTGATGGTGAGCCAAATACAGAATGGCTTCTCAAAGAATCAGAAACTTTCTGTAAAGACAAAGCCGTTTACAATGCGATCATGAACTCGATTGCCATCATTGATGGCCAAGACAAAGAGAAAGGCGAGACTGCGATACCTCAGATTCTTTCTGACGCTCTCGCTATCTCTTTTGATACTCATGTCGGTCACGATTATGAAGAAGACTCTGATGAGCGGTTTGATTTTTATCATCGTGTTGAAACACGAACCGAGTTTGATATTGATCTGATGAACAAGATCACGAACGGTGGTCTTCCGAACAAAACTCTAAACGTAGTCATGGCTGGCACTGGTGTCGGCAAGTCTATGTTCTTGTGTCACTTTGCAACCTCATGCCTGAAACAAAACAAACGAGTCTTGTATATCACCTGTGAAATGGCAGAGGAAAGAATCGCAGAGCGTATTGATGCAAATATGATGAACATCACACTCGACACACTCAAGACCTTGCCGAAAGAAATGTATGATCGTAAACTTGAGCGGGCGATGAAGAATGTTAGTGGTCGCCTAATTGTGAAAGAGTATCCGACCGCTTCGGCAAACGTCATGCACTTTCGGTCTTTGTTTGAAGAGTTAAAACTCAAGAGAAACTTTGTGCCTGATGTGGTCATCGTTGACTATCTCAACATCTGTGCCTCTGCAAGGTTCAAAGCAGGATCGTCTGTGAACTCTTACACTTTCATCAAAGCGATTGCAGAAGAACTTAGAGGCCTCGCAGTAGAGATGAACCTACCTATCGTTACCGCAACGCAAACGAATCGAACAGGCTTCTCGAATACTGATGTGAGTCTCGAAGATACCTCTGAATCGTTTGGTTTGCCAGCAACGGCTGACTTTATGTTTGCCTTGATCACCACAGATGAACTTGAGCAACTTGGTCAGATCATGGTGAAGCAATTGAAGAATCGTTATGGCGATCCAAACACGAACAAAAAGTTTGTGATCGGTGTTGACAAGTCGAAGATGTCATTCTACAATCTTGAAGATTCAGCACAGACATCTCTCACACCTGCACCACAAGAAAATCTTGGTGGTCTCGACAGCAAGTTTGAGAAAGGAAACTTTGATGGGTGGAACATATGATAAAAGTATTAGAGACAGAACCACCGAAGAAATTAATCCTAAATATTGTTGAATGGTTCCTTACGAGACACGATCTAACAGAAACAAAAGTCTACGTTCACCCGCTACACAACATGAATTGTTGGGGTGAAGCAGAACAAATTTGTGAAGGTGAGTATCGTATCAAAGTATGCACCAACCAATCTCTTCGTGACTTTGTTGCTACCGTGATGCACGAACTCGTTCATGTGCAACAATGGGAAACAGGTGTGTGGAAAGGTGACGGCGAAAAGGAAGCAGAGAAACGTCAATACAAATTGGCAGACGAATACTGGAAAGGCAAATGATGAAAAAATATTTCTTCGAAAAAAATACACACGTTCTAAACTCTGAAGTCAATGTGTTCTTTGAGAATCTTCTTGACATGAGTAATGATGAGTTTCGACAATGGGTGATCGACTATCGCAAAAAACTTATTGAGTCATGGGACAATTATGGTTGTGCGCCTCGCTCTGGTGCAGACGAAGAAAAAATTATCAAGACTTTCAACTCGCTTTCATCACACCCTGTTCACAAGTTTGAACACACCGATCAACTTGGTTGCTCGTTCGAGAAAAAGAACGATGTCATTCTCAACACGGCAAGGGCAGGCACCGAAGTTGATCAGTTCTTTCCGACAATGATGAAAGCAAGAATCAACTACAATGCAAAGAGTGATGGTCACTCTGTCTATGATATGTTCTCTGATGACAAGTACCTTGAGCGAATGGTCAAAGGCAGTCAACGGCACTTCAAGCGTGATAGTTTTTATCATTACAGTCACACCATGAAACTTGGTGATCCATCGAACATTATCAGTGCAGACAGTGGTTTTGATTTCTGTGAGAAGTGTTGTCAGAATCAACAACTCATGGAGTCAATGGGTTACGATTACTGGTTGAGCGAGAAAGAAGAGTCTGAAGGATTGTCAACAGGCTACTACCGTGTTGATCAGTCGAAGCAACTTTCATTGTCAGCCGAACAGGTCAAGACCTTACATGATCGTGGTTGTTTTACTGATCGACAAATTGCAAACATTGATGTGAACGATCTGAAACCAGATCACGTTTACATTCTGCGTCTATACAAACTTGGGCAGAAGATCTTTCCGAAAGGCTTCACTGCATTCAAGATTGGTTACATTCAAGTGGCAGTAAACTTCCCACCAATGACTGCCAAGTATCTCTATGAAAGGTTTACTGAGCATGTTAAAGATCAAGAAGTTCTTCGCATTTATGATCCATCTTCCGGTTGGGGTGGTCGCATTCTTGGCGCTATGTCTGTACGGGATGATCGTCGGGTTCACTATATTGGCACAGACCCTAATCCAGAAAATCAAATCCCCGAAGAGGGCATAAGTCGATACGACTACCTTGCCAAGTTCTTCAACGATAACACATATCGAGGCAATGGCATTTTCAGTGATGCCAATACGTTTGAAACCTACGACGAGTGTGCAGAAGATATCAAGAACAACCTTGGCTTTCAAAAGCACAAGGGTAAACTTGATCTCGTATTCACATCGCCTCCATACTTCAACCGTGAGGGCTACGCTAACGACGATAAACAGTCGTATCAGCGTTATCCAGGCTATCAGGGGTGGGTAGACGGGTTCTTGCGACCAACGCTTGAGACGGCGGTTGAGTATCTTCGACCGCAAAGATATCTGCTCTGGAATATTGCAGACATTCTCATGGGTAAAGAATACATGCCACTTGAGAAAGACTCGAAAGATATTCTTGAGTCACTCGGTATGGAGTATAAGGGCTTTGTCAAGATGGCAATGGCATCTATGCCAGGACAAAACCGACTCGATGAGAACGGCATTCCCAAGTGCAAGAACTATTGCAAAGTGAATGGGCAGTATCTCAAATACGAGCCGGTTTTCGTCTTTTGGAAACCTTAAGGTTTATTACTGAGGGGTATAGATAGGCCTTCCGTCTGGACCAGACTTCTTACCGAAGGGGTTGTTTGGATTGAATACATAAGGATTCCTGAACCGACGCCGCCCTGGGTGAAAACTTTCTTCATGCTCGCCTTCGTGCATACCTTCGTCTTCTTCATGATCCATCTCATGCATACCAGCACGAATCATCATGCGGCCGAGTTCTGCAAGAGCCTTCTCGTCCATTTCGTGGGCGCCCTCATGATAGCCTTCATCTTCTTCATGATCCATTTCTTTCATCGCTTCATGATAGCCAGCCATCAGGCCTCGCTTCATGCCCTCATGATAGCCTTCATCTTCTTCATGGGCACCTTCGTGGACACCAGCATAAAGTTCTTGTAGTCCTTGATTGAAGCCGGCTTTGTAAGCCTCGCTAAGTTGTTCTCTAAAGTTCATTTGTTTTCTCCTGTTGATCAATAGGTGATGGTATTTATGTTTTTAGATGGTTATAATTTCGATCTCTTTTCGTATGGGTAGCATATCGCCAAGTTTGATACCAAGACTATCTGCTGTACCAAAAGGAAACTCAATCGCAAACTTGAGAGGTCCATCTATAAAGTGTTCTGTGTTCATGCTCTTTGTTCTGGGATGAAACATATGCGAGATGTCAAAGACAGTGCCGTTTCGATCCATTGATACGATGTCCATGTCCATCTTACAGTTTTTCATCGTGAAGATCTTGCTGCCTTCATCGGGAAAAGAGAATAGCATACCATGATTCTTGGGTAGGCCAGTGCGATGCATGAGTCCGACTTGTCTCTTTGATGGTGAAGCAGCGATCTCTAGCATCACTGGTTGACCACCGATCTCTATTTGTAGTCGCCGAAGACCCTCAAACATAATTAGTCGTTTTTTTCTTCGAGAAGTTTACGAATCCACAGTATGTCTGTCTTGATTTGTGCCAAATCTGTGAGAATCTGTGTTTGACCAAGTTCTGTTTTTTCGATTCGATCTTTTGCTTCCATGACTTGAGTTTCAAGAGCATTTATTCTACTCTCAAACGATGCTTTTGTTGAACTTGTGGTCCACACAAACCCTAGAATCGTTAGAACCCATGTAGAAGAAAGACCAATCATGAGGGGTTTGTGCTGCGATTTTGTGTCTGCCATAGAAATGTCTCGTTTCAAAGTTTATTTATGAAAAAAGCCGACTCAAGGTCGGCTTCTTTCGAGAAAAATGCATTAGTGTTTATCGTCGGGATTCTCTAAGTGCCGCTTCAACACCACGAACATATGCTTCAGCGTAGGCTTCGCAATGGCTCTCTTTCTTAGAACGACTTGTTTTTAGACGCAGATCTTGCTTTGATCGCAGCCTGCGATCCGGTTTGACGGGGCGCATAGGACTTAGTTCTTTCAGATGCTTGCCTTCTTTCTTGGAGTGCATACCTTCTTTCTTAGAATGCATACCCTCTTTCTTGGAGTGCATACCTTCTTTCTTAGAATGCATACCCTCATCTTTTTCATGAGCGCCTTCAAAACTTCTACGCTTTTTCTTTTTACCTGGACCTTGCAAACCACCACCTGTACGAGGCTTGCTAGATTTAGCAGCCACTCTCGAATCTGGTTGTCTCATTTTTGGTGACTTATCACCAAAACCAGTATACTCTGGCGTTCTCTTCTCTTCAAGGTTGCCCTTCAAGGCTTCTCTTTGCTCAAAGAGCATTTCTCGTTGTCTCCAATGCATTATTGTTTCTCCTATGAGTATCAGTATTTATTTATGGGTTTAGTGGTGTTGTAGAGGCAGATCCTGACTGTGTTGCAGAACTCTGTGTGCCAAGAATACCGAGAAGTCCTGCGAGTGGTAGGGTAAATCTGTTTCGACCCAATCTTCTCGCTATATTTCTAATAATTTTGGCTCTTTGTGAAGGACTTCTGGCACTTGAATTTGCGATTGCTATTAACGCATCGGTCTCTGCACGAAGTTTTTTAATCCTAGGCAAAAACTCATCAGGCACAATGGTTATACCGGTGTCGTTTTGCCATCTCACCATGTCTATGAAGTCGGCGTCAGACATCGTACGAACATAATCAGACCATATATTTAAAGCCTCTCGACTAAAAGGTGCAGCACCTGCCTGCTGCTCAATCTGTCTACGAAGCATTTGCCAATGTCCATCTTCACTTAGATATTGCTTGAACCTTTTCATTTGTCTTCCTTGTCGTATTTTCTTTTTGCCATCTGTGTCGCAACGGCATACATCACACCCTTGCCGTCCTCTTTGCCATATCTTCGCTCAAAGTCTTTGAGTTTTGGTTTGAGTTTTTTGACATACTTCTCACGATACTTGAGTTCTGTTTTCGTGAGTTTTCTCTCATCTAGATATTCGATAAATGATTTCATCCACCGCCCTTTGCAATCATAATGGCTGCCATGTAGTCATTCGCATCTTTTTTATTTTTGTAAACCTTCTTGAGTTCTTTGCGATGCTTGCCTGTTTTAGTTAGCACACGTTTGCCATCTTTTTTCATATCAGCGTAGACACCCCATCTACCGTCAGGCATCTTTCTCACATCTTCATTAAGATATTCGATAAATGATTTCATTTGAACACTTTTACGATTTGCCCAGTTTTATTTTCGATAGCGATTGTGGTGTTAGGCATTTTTTCAGCCAGTTCTTTGACGATAGCAGGCAACATCTTTGCAAACTTCGTTGACTCTTGATGAATTACTTTTTTGTTCTTCATCACAACCACTGTGAATGGTCCGTCTGCATCACCAAGACCACTCACGATCTTTCTTGCAGTAGGTAGTTTTTTCTCTTCGAGTTTCATCACCTTATTCATTGCCTTGAGTAAGTCTTTAGGTTTGAATTTGTGAACGTTGTCTGCTCTTGCTTCGTAGTCACCATAGCCACTAAGGTTCATGTCATTCAGAACACCTGCAATCTCTTGCTTGGCTTTCTTGTTCAATCCCTTGATCATGCCTTGTATGTCACGGGCTGCTATTGCTTCATCGAGTTGCACATCTTCTTTCAAAGTTCCCGAAATCTTGAAGCCAGTTTTCTTTTGGAACATTCCACCAAAGGCATTATCAAGTTTTTTCTTTGCAAGTTTAACAAA